TAAGGTTGCTGGGATTCTCCACACTTGTCTCGAAGCTTTCCCGAGGATCGAAGGTGTTTATCAGGGTGATTTTATTGGTTTTGGTGGTACGAATACTTTTACTCCCAATACTATTACTTACACTTTCGATTCCATTCCCAATTCTGCTTCTATTGTGTTTGCTTGTCATACTGAGTATCAAGGCGATACGATGAAGACTTTGCAAGCAACTTTCGGAGTTCCGTTCTATCTTAAACAGAACTTCATGGCAACTTATTTCGTGAATACTGATGCAACATCTAGCCCCCGTCGTCGTAGAATTGATTACATTCTTGGTCTTGCAAGTGTGGTTAGCAATTTTGTTAAGTACCCTGATGCGAAAGAAGTAGCAAAACTGCAAATTCTGATTAATAAGTGCATCCGTGATAATCGTCCTGTTGATGCTATCGATGGCAATCTGTTGCTGCTGTTCAATCTCATCACCAAGGCAAAGGAACTGATCATGGAAAGTCTGCGATCTGTTGAGCAGGTTACTGCTGAGATTGTATATACTGGTATCGAAGTTGTACCTGGCCATGAGGGTTTCGTTATGTCTAACCAGTTCGGTGCATTTAAGTTAGTCAAGAGGCAGAAGTTCTCGTTCTATAACTTTACTTTGCCTAAGCAGTGGTGAACCATAAGCAACCCTGATCCTTGAGGGGTTGACTTTGGCACCGATCCACCCTATCATTACAAAGTAATCGAAACAAAGCACATGTGGGACGAAATCATGGACATGCCAGGCGAAATCTTCGACATTCCTGATAATCAAATGACATTTGTTGAGGCACTGATTGCATCTGGTTATGAACTTGATTCTTCATTTGATGATGATTGTTATGTGAAACAAGATGCAGACAATTTCATTCACATTTATCAGCAACATGAGGATGAAGGACTCTGGAATTATGTCAAAATGACTGATGAGTTTGATGTCATCACTGAGGTGACATTTGATCCTAATGTTGACACTATCATCAACTGAAATGACTGAAACGAGTATTATCAATTACCTCAATCTCACTCAAGAAGAAGAGAATTGTATCATGCTGCTGCTCACTGAAGCACGGCAACTTGGATACCCTAGCAATAAAGAACCATGGTATCCTGTGATTGATAGTATTGTGAGCAAATATACCAAACGAAAGTATCGTAATCAAACACGATGACAAACAAAGCACGAATCCTCTCTAGTTTGATACTTTGTGTGGCATACTTCATCACGTTGTATGTTGATAATGTGGTTGGTGCTCGATTGTATTTGCTGGGCAATTCTCTAGCCCTTCCTTACATGGTTCAGCATAAGTGTTGGGATATTGTTGCACTTTTAGCATTTTTCATTGTTGTAGGTCTTCCTAAGGCAATCTCATGAAACTGTTATTTCACAAAGCACCCAAAGGCTATCACTATGAGCGCACAGACTTTAAGAGCAATGTTATTGCAATCTGGATTCATTTTGATCGTAGGTTTGACTACAATCTTGGTGATGAATGTCGTTGTATCTGGGGATTCTACAACACCAAGACAAAACAATTCCACGCCCCAAAGAATAGCACGACAGTGGGTAACGTAGTAGATTTGTGTAAAACTACGCCCTATTCTGCGATGCAAAAGTTAAAAGATAAATTGACTGAAACAGTATGATAACTCATCTATTTTCTCATCCTTTGTGGAAATCAAAACTAGAAATTGACATTGAGACTAAACAATATCTCTTGCAACAAATTGAACATAATTACCAAACTTTTAGAGATTATGTTCATCCAAACTGGAACTGCAATGTTCACTCATCTTGCTTAGAAAATAACGAGATTGATTATACTTCACTTCTAAAATACATCACTCAACAATATTCAGAGTTTTCAACTCAGAGGAAATTAAAACTACATTCTTACAAGATTGATGGGCCTTGGTATAATTATTATGTGAATGGATCTAATCAAGAACCACACTCACATGCTGAACAAGATGTAATCTACAGTGGTGTTTATTTCCTTAAACTTAATCAAGATCATCCACGAATAACATTCTACAATACATCTGGATCATTTTTATATTATGAGGGACAAAGACAATTGCTTGGATTATATGATCGCTTGAACATCGAACACACAAACACCTGTCCATTTTACAATTTGGATGTGTTTGAGGATGATTTAATTTTCTTTCCAGCATATCTCAGTCATGGAGTTTATGTACAAAAGACTGACGAACCAAGAATAACTATAAGTTTTAATTTTAGCTTAGATAAGCAACACTGATCAATAAGGGCTTGACTTCTGCCCCCTGATGCTTTATTGTATTCACATACCAAACAAATCACTTCGTTATGCAACTGCGTCCTCACCAATCTCGTGCTCTCGATGCAATGAATCAGCATGATATTGGTCAGTTGATTGTACCTACTGGTGGTGGCAAAACTCTTGTTATGATCATGAATCTGCTGCAGCGTTTTGTGCAGAATCCTGGTCAGGTTGCTGTTGTTGTAGCACCACGAATCCTGCTTGCTGAACAACTCTCTGCAGAGTTTCTGGAGTTTATCACCAGTGCAAATGTGATGCACGTTCATAGTGGTGAGACGCATCACTATTCTTCTACCAAATCCGACAAGATTGCTGCTTGGTGTGAGCAACATGCGGGCACCAATCGTATCATCTTCACGACCTATCATTCTCTTGGCCGTGTTGTTGATGCTGGTGTGAATGTTGATGTAGCATACTTCGACGAGGCACACAATTCTACTCAAAAGTCTCACTTTGTTGCGACTGCTGCTACATCTCTTTCCGCACCTTCGCGCTATTTCTTTACTGCTACGCCCAAACATCACACCAATCCTAATGCTAACGGCATGAACAACGCTAGCATCTACGGAAACATCATTCACAACGTTCCTGCTAAAGAACTCATCGACGGTGGTTGTATCGTTCCTCCGCAAGTTGACACCTACAAAGTAGACATCACCCGCGATAAGCGTACTGCAGCAGAGGCAGATCGTAACATGATCATCGACATTCTTGACACTTTGGATGGAACTCCTAAGGTGTTGGTTGCTGCTCCCAGCACCAAAGTGATGTGGAATATGCTCACTAACTCTGACATTCTCAAAGAGTTGGAAGATCGCGGATTTGGCATCCTTCACATTACATCTAAGCACGGTGCTTATGTTAATCGTACAAAGGTCAATCGTGAGAAGTTCTTTGACACTCTGACCGAGTGGGGCAAAGATCCTAGCAAGAAATTTGTGCTGCTTCACTATAGCATTCTGTCCGAAGGTATCAACGTTCCTGGTCTCACCAACTGCATCATGTTGCGTCAAATGCCTATCATCGAGATGGCACAAACTGTTGGCCGTGTTATCCGTATGAACAAAGATGATGCTGCTGATATTGCTGCTGGTCGTATTCCTGCTGGTTCGTGTCATCTGTATCGCAAACAGTTTGGTAGTGTGATCGTACCTGTGTTCACCAACTATGGTAGTGCTATTGCCAAGCGATTGCAGTCTGTTGTTGATGTGATCTTTGTGCAGGGTTTGCCTGCTATTTCTACCATGACTCGCTGACCAAAATATAATTGTAACAGTTTTGTGAAGGGGCTTGACTTCTGCCCCTTCCCGTGCCATACTATAAGAGTCAAAGAAACAAAGCAAATGCGAATCGATGTCCTCTGTCCCTCCGCTCCTTGGGAGAACACTACCACAGACGAGGATCGTGCTTACGATCTTGCCTACAATTTGTCTGAAGAGTATCAGTGTGGTGTGACTCTTCGTTATAACGAGACTGGCATCATCTTCACCACTGTGTATGCTTGAATCATGACTAACTACATTTGCATCCAATTCGGTCACTCTGACATTCCGAATCATTGGTATAACTGTAAGACTGCACATTCTACTGCTCGTGCTGCAGAACGTTACGGTCTTGATACTATGTGCGTGGCAGGACAATTTGGTTTTGCTGTCATCGAAGAGACCAAAGATACCTGGAAACTGTTAGAAGGTCGTTCGATGTTGCCTCCTTCTGGCTATAGCGTTGGTTGCTCAAATACCAACATTTATGTTCAACCTGCTCCTGTACTTTGCCTGGTTTGATTCACATGAACTCCAAACAAGTTACTTACATTTTCCTTGCGTTCATTGCTATACTTGGATGGAATGCATTTCTCATTCAACGTGATAAAGAACTGTTCAAGGCATACGATCAACGACAGCAAGAAATTGCATGTTCACAACTACCACAACCACACCCAGATTGTCCAGCAAAATGACAGAAGAAACCGCAGATCTATTCATTCAACATGAAGAAGAACGTAACCATAATTATGAAGAAATGGCAGCAAAGTACGAAATCACTGTAGACTACTACATCGCGGAGTTTCTATAGACATCAGCACCGCTTATCAGACTCATAAGCAGCACTGATCAAAGAAAGTCTGGTTTTGTATCACCACGAACTACAGGGGTCTGCCAGATCGGTTATCCTATGTTCATCGGGGTTGAGAGAGACCCCAAACACACTCAAACCTCAAACAAATGACTGTTACCTACCAGACCAACATCGCTGACAAAGGCTACAACGGTTGGACGAATTACGAGACCTGGAATGTATCTCTCTGGATTCAAAATGATGAGGGGTTGTATGACTTTGCAAAGGGTTGCACTGATTATAACGATGTGATTGCTGGTCTGTATGATTGTGGTTCGAAAGAAACTCCTGACGGTGTGAAGTGGAACGATCCTAAGATCAACCGCTTCGAACTCAACGAAATGCTGCAAGATCTCTGATTCATTCACTCTAACTCATTCACTCTTAACTAACATCATGACTCGCAAGTATCACACCATGAGCATCGAAGATCGTGAGATGTTTGCTTATAACTCTTACCGTGAAAAGCAACAGGCAGAGATTGCACGAATCAACGCACATCCTGAACAGCGTATGAAATACTGTTTCGAGTTTATGACACATGCAGATGACGAAATGCGTGTAAAGTGCTATAATGCCATCGCAAAGTATTCCGCTCAGTTAGATTATTCTGAAGCACATTACTGATGGCTGCTAAACGTCTCACCTGCAAATCACTCAACAAAATGAATCTCTTTGCTCTGCTAATCGTCCTCCTGTGTATTCTCTCCCCACAAGCAAGATATACAGTAGGATCTGCATTTGTCTTCATTGGTCAAACTCTTCAAGGTGAAATCAAATGAGTCGTGAACAACGCCAAACGCATCAAGTTCGCACCCAAACACAACAAGTTCGCGTGATACTTTTCAACAAGAAACCAACATTCAAGACGAACAAATGACCGAAGATCTTTACACTGAAATCATCAAATCTGAACCTCCCATGAAACTCGCTCCTGATCAACTTTCCAAACTGATTGAGCTCTATGCTATTGACGTTGTTGATGGTATGGACATTCGTGATTTGTGTCAGTTTGCCATTGACACGATTTGTGATAATCTAGATGGTATGAGTGAGGAAGAACTTAGAGAAGAAATCTCTGGAATCTATGATGAAGAATACCTGAACAATCTGCTTCAAGAAGTTGTTACTGAAGATTGACAAGATGACCAACACCATGTATAATGA